TCGTGTCGCGGCGGTCGTTATCGGCGCGGTGCGCGGCGAGGACGTCGGGCATGGCGACCTTCTTCCAGAACCACGCGACGAGGCCGACGAGCGCGACCAGGATGACGATGACGCCGCCGATCAGCGCGACCCACGCGCCCCACGGTGACGGGTCGATGTCGGTCGCGAGGATCATGCGATCCCCAGTGCGGCCCGTAGCGCGGCGAGGGTGTCCGTCGGCAGGTTCGCCAGCGCCGCCGCGAGTTCGGTGATATCGGGGTCAGCGGCGGGCGGGTCGGGAACCTCCTCCACCGACACGACGTTGTGCAGTGGATGACCGTGCGCCTCGGGGTCGCAGTCCGCGCAGTAGCCGCCATCGCCGTAGGTGGTCTCGATCATGCGACCCTCCCCATGACTACTGGCGCGGCGGTCCCGAACCGAGCAGGAGTGATCGACGACGGCAGTGCCCCGCTGACCCCCGAGACGGACAAAGACGTGCCTGAATCGACGAGCGCGGCCTGAGATGTCGCGTGCATGACGTGCTGGCCGGGGGTCGACTGAGTGCCCGACGCGTAGAGGATCGGCCTTGTCACGGGACTGCCCTGGCTCACCATCACCAGGAGATGCAGGCCTGTGGTCAGCGCCTGACTGATCGTGATGGAGTAGCCGCCAGCGGCTTGCGTGCCGTCGATCGTCCCCGCATCGAGAACCTTGGTGTAGTCGACTCCGTTCGCGTCAGCCTTGTAGATCCCCAGCCGGATCACGCTTCCCGACGAGCCGGACGTCTGGATGTAGATGCCGATGCGGTCCAGGGTGTGAGCGACGCTGACGAGGTAAGGAATGCCCACCAGGAGGTCGGCCGCGGGCTGGTTCGTGGTGAACGGCCCGAACACGCCGGTCACCCAGCGACCAGTCTTCGTCGGGGTCGGAATCAGAGGATGCGCCCCGATGTCGCTGGGGCTCAACGCGTCGCTTCCACCGGTCGCGTGGGAGGACTTGTGGGCGGTCGGGGTGCGCGCGTCGGTGAGGCGGGCGTCGTCCGTCGTCACCAGCGCGTGACCGTTCAACTCGGCCGCACCCGTCGACACCATGTCGATCGTGCCGTCAGACTTGGCCTTAACCGTCGCCGATTCAGATACGCCATCGCCCGCCGTGATGAACGCGCCCTCCACGCTGTCAACGTCGGCGTAGGCATAGGCGCCACCCGCACCATCCCAATCCAGGCCCGCGCCACCGTCATACGCGGAGACAACCGTCTCGCCATCCGCCGATGTGAACGAACGGGCCCACGACGCAGCCGTGCCATTCGTGCCGAGGAAGGCACCGTCACTGCCGGTCGGGTCGGGCAGGTTCGCCCCCAGGTCGACCGTGCCCAGCGTCACCAGGATCGGCAAACCGACCTGGACACCCTCCGTCGTCTCCGTCGTGATCGTCGCGACGATCGCACCCATGTCAGACCGCCGTCCGAGCCGCGGAACCCTCAAGCCTGAACACGCCCGTGAACAACGGCTGATACGCCGACGCACCGACCGGCAGCGCGAGGACGTCCCACTGGTATGTCTTCGACACCGGATGCCCCTCCGCGACCTGGAGCGCCTTCGTCACCGAGTCGTCGACCGTGAACACGATCGTGTTGCTATCGACGCCACCACCGACCGTCACCCGCGAGTTCGACACGGACAGTTCGAGCGCGGCCGTCGCGTCGTCCAAGTCGCTGCGGGCCATCGCGATCACGTCCCAGCCCGTCGTGTCAACGGGGAGCGAGTCCTGCACCAGCGCCACGGACCAGCGTCGACCCGTATAGCCCTTCACGGTCGGGTTCCACAAGCCGATCGAGTCGTCAGCCATGACACCTCCTGCGCTACGGGATGTACTGACGCTGGCGAAGCGTCGGACGGTTGAGGGACGCGCGCGGGTTCGCGCGCGGGGACTGACGCTGACGCAGGTAGAGGCGGGAGGCGAGCGCGGGCCGGAACTGCACTGACAGCGACCGTGGCACCGACGACCATGAGTCACCGTCAGCGGCAACCAGCGCAGGAAGCGGAGGGCCAGCCACCCACGAGTACGCCTGAATGCCGAACGTCACCAACGCGTCGGCGCTGTCCTCGTAAGCGACGTCATGCTCAGTCCACGTCCCATCCGAGGGACCCATCGTCGCCCCCGAAGCCGACACCACCACGACGCCGGCCATCGCCGTATCAGCACCAGGACCCAGCGCGATCGACGTGAACCCCTCAGGTGTGCCGTCAACGAACATGCGCCCACGCAGCCCGTCGACACCACGCAGGGTCACGATCGTCACCAGGCCCGGGGCGCCGTCATGCATCACGACCTCGACGTCCGACAAGTCCGTCGCCTGCCCGACTGCCCCGCCAACGAACGGCAGCGATGCACCGAACGCCGCGACGACCTGCAGCCGGGAGTCACTGATCACCGCCGACGGCTGCACCACACCAACGACGACCGTGTCCCCGACCTCCGTGCCATCCGGCAACGGCACCGAATGCGTGTACGGGTCGGTCGGTGACGTCGCGGCGAACGTTGATGCGGCGACGACCTCGATCGCCACGTCAGCCCTCGTCGATCACGATCTTGAGGTTGCCCCGGCAGCTCGACCCCGACGACGGCACGTACCAGGCGCCCCACAGTCGAGGCGCGTATTCCAGGTCGATGGAGAACGGCCACCCCGCCGCATCCTTGACCTTGCCCGTCAACGGGAAGTCATCCTTGTTCAGCCCCGGCCAGTACCCGGCGGGCAGATCGAAGGACCCCCACGCGTCGATGAAGCCCCAGCCGTCGAGCATGTCCAACGTGTCCGGGTGGGTCCACCAGCCGTACCCGTCGGGCTCCTCCGCCAGTGGGTCCGGGAAGTACGTCGTCAGGTCGCCCGCGTCGACCGGTGTCGCGAACACCGCGAACACGTACTCCTGCGCCGGCTTCACCAGTAGGTCCAGCGTCGCGATCGTCCCCGCGAACCCACCCGCGATGAACGGCTTCACAACCCAGCCGCCACCGTGGTTGAACTCCCGCAGCAGACCAGCACCGGACTCCGCGTCCCATCCGCTCGCCGACCGCCAGGGCCGCTGCGGTCGACGGTTGATCGACATCGTCTTCCCCGGGTCGGCCTTGACCTCCGTCGCACGTGCGATCCGGGTAGCGACGTCCAGCAGGTCCCACGACTTCGACGCGACCGTGAGCGTCACTGGGGCGGCGTAGGCTTCCGGCGCCACCTCAACCCCAGCCGCGTACACGTCGAGGTACTGCCCGTCGGGTGAGCCCGCGTTGTTGACCCGCGTCCACGAACCTTCAAGCACGTCCATCCGGGACCGGGCGTCGGCGGCTTCGTTCGTCGGGTCAGACGTCAGCGTGACCGTTCCCATGACCGGGTAGGCGCTGGCCTGGTTCACCATGCGCCGGGACCACTTCCGGGCGCGGGACTTGCGGGTTCCTTCGGGGAACGACACCTGCTGGTCGACGATGATCGCCGCCGGGTCGAGGTCGTCGTTCGCGCCCAGCACGTCCCCGTCAGACGCGTAGGTGTACGGCTCCACGGTCGGATCACTCGCCAACGCCTTGAACCAGCCCGAAGACAGGTCGGTGTAGCCGGTCCCGAACCCCCAGACCAGGTCCCAGTCGTCGGAGTCGCTGATCTCGCCGTCCTGCGCGTGCCCCTGATCCTCATACAAGGCGTTCAGGGCGGTCACTGTGTCGGCATCGAACGTGCCCGTGATTGAGACGTCGGGCCATCCGCCGGCACGAAGCTGGCCCTGGAGTGCGCGCACCACGTCGTCGTCAAAGTCGGCGTCCGTGTTGTTTCCCGCCGACGAGTTCACCGGGTAGTGGCTTGGGTAGAACGGCGCCGTTTCCGTCAGCAGCGGGTAAACAGCGTTGCGCCACCGCTCCCCCGACGGGGCGACACCCTCACCGAAGTACCGATTCGGCACCTGCGACGGATCCACCGACAGCGACAGGGCGACACCGAACCCGCCGGCCGACACGTAGTTCTGCTGGATCGCGCCCGCCAGCTCGTTCGACTTCGCGCGCAGGTTGTACACACGCGCAATCGGGAAGCCGTCCGTATCGAACGACCGACCGATCGTCCACTGGCTCGAGCCCTCCTGAGCCAGTGCCAGGACCTCGTCGCAGTAGTCCACGACCATCTGCCCACGCGACCCGCGATGACGCAGCTCGATACCCGTCGTATCGGAGTCGAACTGGAAGTGGAACGGCGCCAACGGACGGGCATACGCCTGCGGGTCCAGCGCCCGCCCCAGCCACGTGCCAACGTCCTGCAAGTCCGGGATCATCAACGGCTGATGCGCGCGGAGGCTGATCTCCCCGAACATCGCCCCGTACAACTGGAACCGCACACCCGGCCGGTTGCCCTGCCCGTCGCCGAACTCGGCCGACTGGATGAACCCATGCCAGTACGGGACCTCGGTCCGGCTGTAGATCGCCGCCAGTCGAGCCGGCAGCACCCGATAGATGTCGACGGCCTTGAGGCTGAACTGCGACAAGTCGTCGAACACGGTCAGCGCCGGGATGTTCAGCGAGCCCGTCGCCTCGCCGTACGGCTCAGCCCACGACAGCGCCTCGACCTGCGTCGGGCAGCCGCGGTAGGTCGTCCAATCCGTGCCCGCAGAGTCCCGGGTCACGACGCCATCGGTCACCGTCCACACGGCACCGACCTCGATACGCAGCGTTCCCCACCCGCCGACCGGCTCGACCAGCGAGTCCGGCGGCAGGACGTTCCAGCGCTCAATAGTTGCGTCCCACTCGACCGGCGGGTAACCGTAGGCCCGGATCGGGAGCGACGTCGCCGTGATCGTCACGGCTGCCTCGGGATTGACGCCGAGACGATGAGCGTCCCGCGCGGCAGCATGTAGCCGACGTAGTCCGGGGTCAGTGTCGCCGGGCAGCACGTGTAGGTGTTCGACCCACCGGACCACGTCTCCGTGATGGTGTAGGAGAACTGCGCGAGCGCCTGCTGCCACGTGGTCAGCAGTGCCCGCACCGTCGACTCACTCGACGCGTACAGCCGCAGCGTCATGGCGATGTTTGTCATGTCCTGACGACTGCGAGCCAGGGACGCACCAGGAAGCCAGGACGACTCGGCGTACTCGTTGACCGGTGTGACGCCGCCCGGCTGCCAGTCGATCAACACAGCGCCAGACGTCACGGTCGTTCCGGACGCGACGAGCGGCACCAGGCCGAGCGACGAGCGCGAGACGCTGACGCTATTCACCGACGCGCACCCGTCGGGGCGACGAACCGGCCACCGGTCGACGCGGCCCGGCGCTCGGCTTCCTTGACCAACTGGTCCCACGAGGCGCCGCGGTTGAGCTCGACCTTGTCGATGTTGTAGTTCTGGACGAGTTGTTGCCCACCGACCGAACCGGCAGCGTAAGGACGCTCCCATGCGCGGGTGAACCCGGCAGCGTTCGGACCGATCAGGCCAGCCGCGAACATCTTCGGGTTCTTGACGTAGCCGCCGACCGTCTTCGCGATGTAGGACTGCGCATTCTGGAGCACTTGCGCCTGCTTGAACGGGTCAGCGAACGTGCCCGCATAGGTGCCCGCCTGCCGCGCGTAGTCGACGGCGAACTGGCGAGCGTCGGCCTCGGTCGAGAACTGGACCGTCTTCTTCTTCGTCCCCTGAACGACATGCCGGCCACCGAGCGCATCCGTGATGACCTTCTTGTCGCCGGGCACCGTGACCTCGCGGCTACCGGACTTGCCGGGACCCTCGCGGCGCAGTGATTGCAGACCAAGCCGGGCTTCCTCGCGAGACTGGTTACGGCCGTACAGCGTGTCGAGCGCGCCGTTGAGTAGGTCGATCGACGACTTCGCCTTCTTCGCGTTCGTGTCGACCGAACCCAACCCATCGGCGATGACCTGGAACGGCTGCTGGTTCGCGGCCAGGTCGAACAGCCGCTGAGCCTCCCCGTCCGCGAACGACGAGGTAATCGCCCGAGACTTCTCGGCGGCGATGTTGTAGGCATCAGCGGTGTCGGTGGCGATCTGGTAGTTGCGGATTAGTGGGGCTAGCGCCTGACCGCCGAGGCCGGCCCACGACCAGTCGATCTGGTGGTCGGTGTTGAACAACCACTGCAACCATCCAGGCTGCTTCCCGCCCACCTCCTGGACCTTGTCGCCGAGGTAGGTGACCATCGTTGCCAGCTTGCCGACGTTCTCAGCAGCAGTCGCGGAGTTGCTTGCCACGCCGCCGATCAGCGCGACCATGCCATCCGGGCCACCCATGGCCGCCGACGTGGACTGGATGCCTTCGAGGAACCCGCCGCCGATCTCTGCCTGCGCATTGCCGATGGCCGCAGTCAGTGCGCGCGACGTGTTTGCCCACCCGGACGCCGTCCGGGCCACGTCGCCCTGCGCCAGGGCCGTGTCTCTCAGGATCAGCGCGTAGGCGGCCTGAACCTTCTGGTTCGCGGTGAGGACACCAGTGCCCCTGTAGATGCCCTGGTTGAACGCCTCCTGCCGCAACCGCTGATCGGTCAACGCGATGCCGAGATCCTTGACCGCCTCCTGCTCGCCGGTGATTCCGGAACGGAGCTTGTCGAGGACGACGCTCGGATCCATGTTGTTGAACGAACTCAAGTCGGCTGCCGTCTGGACCAGCTGCTGCGACCACTCGGCGGCCTGCTTCTGCCCGATGCCGAACGCCTGGAACAGGTTCCCGAACGTGCCCGTCGCTTCGAGGGCCTGCTGCTTCGTCATCAGCAAGGCGGTGGCCGACGTGTCCGCCCACAGACTGATGCCCTCGGCGGACTTGCCGAAGACGACGTTGACCTTCGACTGCGACTCATACAGGTCCGACGCGGCGCCGATGGCCTGACCGATCTGGTCCTTGATGAACCCGGCACCCATGCCCGCCGCGAGCCCGACACCGAAACCAGCGAACGACTTGCCGATCGCGCCGAGCATGCCGTCTGCCTGACGCTGGAACGCGCCGACGTCAGCCTGGGCCTTGCGAACGCCGGACGGGTCCCACGTCGAGGTGACGGGAACGTTGACGCCACCAGCCACGGCTACCTCCCCGCCCTGTTGATGAGTGCCTGGACGAGGACCGCCGCTGCCTTGAGTTCGCTCTCGATCTTCTGGCGAACCTGCGCCATATCGGTCTGGTCTGCGGCGGCCCAGACCGTGCGGGACGCATCACCACCACGCGCCCTGATCGCTGCGACCATCGCCCGGCCAGCGGGTGTGGTGCCGTCGGACTTACGGCCAGCGACTTCCCAGATCGCACCAGCCGCCGTCGAGTTCTGCACCACGACGAACGACTGGATGGCGGGACCGCGGCGACGTGGACGCTTCCGCTTGACCTTGATCCCGCCCGCGATCTCGGCCGGGTTGTAGCCCTTGCGGCGATTGCCCGCGGTGCCGCCAGGTAGTTGACGCTGCCAGCCAGACAGGCCCTGCGGATCGACCAGCGTCCGAGCTGTCTTCGCGACCTCGTCCGCGGCCTTGTTGATCGCCCGGTTCGTGCGCCGAAGGGCGTTCGCGTCGAGTTCTTTCAGTGCGGCGAGCGTCTCATGCACACCCGTGACGACGTCACGGTTCGATCCGACGACGCGACCGGTGAAGACCACGGGCGCACCACGTGCCATGCCGCCCCCTCACCAGTCGCCGCCAGTGACTTCACGGAGGTGCATGCGCATCGTTCGGAGCCAGCGCTCCGATGGCCGGCCGTCCTCGACCAGGTGCCACGGCAGCGTGCGGCCTTCCCAGGCCCACGCCAGCCTTACGAGGTCGAGGTGCGCCGACCCTTCCGTGCCAAAGGGGCTGGCTGGGACTCGACTTTCACGAGCCCGCAGTGCTCCACGGTGTGGAACCACTGTGTCCAGTCCAAGGCGGTCTGGTCGGTACGGCGCAGGGTTGTCCACGCGAGCCAGCAGCAGTCCGTGTAGCGCAGGACGTCGTCCAGTGCCGTGATCGACCGGGACCACTCGTCCTCGTAGGCGATCACGTCCGGCGTCGTCGCCGTTACCTCGAAATCGTTGCCGTCGTTGTAGACGACACGCAGGGTGATCCTCATCAGGACAGCCCGAACCCGACCGGCTTGCCCGTGATGGGCCACTGAACCTGCATCGTCGCCAGGTCACCGACAGCCGAAGCGTGCGGCTTGAAGTCGTTGATGATGCACACCGCCGTGCCCAGCGCCCCGGTGCCCATCGCAGTACCGCCGACGATGACGTTCGCGGTGCCTCCGAACGCGCTGGCGACCACGGCATTCACCGAACCGGACGCGAAGTCCTGCTGGAAGTCGATGCTGATGGTTCCCTGCTTGAGTCCGGGCAGACGCTCGCGCCACCCGTCCGGGCTGTACGGGGTGGAGTCGACGTCGTCGGCCGAGAGCTCGACCTGGACGCGGGCCGCGTGATCGGTCAGGACAGTCGTCCCGAACGTCACCGGCACGTTGAATGCGACGAACTTGCTCATGGGTTGGCTCCCTGCTAGGTGGTGGTGACAGCGGTGTGGACCTCGACCGACAGGGGCGCGGCCAAGCGGTAGGTGGACTCATTGCCTGAGACGCGCGGCTGGTAACCCGGCGTGCTCGCGACACGGACGCCGAACGACGTACCGGACAACGTCTGGTCGGACTCGAGAGCGGCCTTCAGGGCTACGACATACGTGTCAAGAGCCTTGGTTGCCAGGCGTTCCGACTGACGTTCGACGACCATCTCGACGTCGAACGTCAACTTGTCCGTGCCCCGCGCGTAGGCGAGGTCGAACTCGGCGGCGTAGTTGTAGACGATGAACACCGGCGGGTTGATCGTGTCCGGTGCGTATGGGAAGCCCCGGATCTTGCCGAGCCCCGAGACGGCATTGACAGTCTTCGCGGCAGTCACCAGCCCGTCTCGGATGCTGGAGATCGTGCTCATGCGACGGCGATCCCCGCCGACTTCCGGTACGGCAGCAGAAGCCGCGCCGCGTCCGTGTCGATCGAGCCCGTGACCCGCATCAGGCCCGTCTCCGCGTTGCCCGTGATTCCGAGCGTCGCGCTGGACCGCTTGAACAGTCGAGCAGCTTGGATGAGGGTCGCCTGACGCACCGACTCCGGCACCGACGACCAGCCGAACGTCGCCGACACCTTCACCGACGCGACCGGGGTCACCGTGAACCGCTTCCCGCCGATCGCGCGCACCGTCGTGAAAGGCCACTCCCGGCCAGCGACGAGACCGTTCAGCGGCTCGCCCTGCCAGTCAGTCGGCCCCCACACGTCGTCGTACGTGCCGTCGAGGCTGGTCGATGTGGCGACCTCATCGATGCTGGTGGCGTCGTCGATCGCGACGTAGCCGCAGGACTGCGCCGTGTAGACCCGGTCCGTCACCGCCGTGCCCGCCGCCGTGAACGTCCGCCCGCAGTAGCCGTCGACCAGGTCCACCGCGGCGTTCAACGCGTTCGTCAGCTCCGTGTCCTGGAGAGTGTCCGCGGTCCCGCCTAGGACGTAGATCTTCAGGTCGTTCAGGCTCGCGTAGGTCATGCTGCTTCCCTCCACGATCCGGTGCGCACGTAGTCGCGGACGTCGATCTGGGGCTGCCAGCCGGGGACGCGCAGGTACGGGTAGGTCGGCCAGGCGGCGGGCGACTCGGCGTAGTCAGGGAGGTCGTCGCCGGTCGCCAGCAGCACCAGGTCGCGCGGGCTGATCGGTGACCCGGTGCACGCCGCATAGACGCCTCGCGGCGCCCCCAGAGCGGCCAGGAGAGCCCGTGCCGCGTCGTCGGCGTGTATCCAGTCCCTCGGCCGCCGGGACGCCGCCGTGAGCCTCGCGCGGCCCTGGACGTGGTCCATGAGCTGCGGGATGAATCCGCGGCCCTCGCGCGCCTCGTGACCGAACACCGAGTACAGGACGACCGTCGTCCCGAACGTGTCCATCTGGTCGCACTTGAGCCGCGTGTACGCCAGCGACCGTGCCTCAGGTCCCGCCGCCTGCCACCACGACCCGGCGCTGACGACCGGGACCCGCGCCGCCCACACGGCCGCGTTGAACGCAGCGAAACCCTCGACGGCGCGTGCGTCCCGGTGGTCTGGTGCCGCGAGGTGCACGATCGCGTCCAGGCCCTTGGGAGGGTGTTCCCGGCCGATCGGTCGAACGTCGTGGCCCTGGATGCGGGCGAGCGGTACGAGGTGGCGTCCGAGGTGTCCACTGGCCCCCGTGACGCCGAGGATCATCCCGTGCGCGCCGCGTTCGCCGCTGACACGAAGTTCCAGGAGAACGACGCCGGCGACGGTTCGATGCCGTACCCGCACAGCAAATCCGACCAGATGTCGTGCACGTCATCCGTCGCCAGCTTCGCGTTGATGTAGCCGTTCACATGCTCAGTCCCGACCACGAAGCACGGCTGCGGCAGGACACTCACCCGACGACACGTCGTCGTCGCCCACGAGTGCCCGTACATCGTCTCGATCCGGTCGAAACCCAACCGGAAGTCCAGTGCCGACTTGCGGACCACGTTCGCTGAGATCAGCGTCGCTGCGATCGGCAGGCCCGGATCGACTGCCGCGATCTCCGGCAGCGTGCCTGTGATGCCAGCCGCTGCACGCGGAGCGAACTCCGTCAGCAGGATCAGCCGGTCAACGTCATCGGGAGACTCCGCAATCTCCGCGAGGATGGCATCCAGCGCGCCGGGCAGGACCTGATCGTCGTCGCCGATCATCCACACCCACGGCGCGCCGCCCTGGTCGTACCCGCGCAGGAGGTTCACGTCACCACCGACGTTCGTCCGCCGCCGCTCGTACACCACGCGCGCCGGTGAATCCGACAGAGACGAGACCGTCACCGCGTAGCCCGAGCCCGCCGGATCGTCATCCGAGACGATGACCTCCACGCACCCATCCGCCTGACCTGCGAGCGAGCCCAGCAGCGCCGCAAGTTCGACCGGGCGCTTGTAGGTCGGGACGTAGATCGTCAGCTTCGGCGGCAGGCCATCGCCCTCGTGGACCCACGACGCAGGAACCGGCAGCGGCTCGATCGCCTGCGCAGGCTCGTTCGCCAGGACTTCCAGCGCCGGCCGCCAGAACTCGGCGTAGACCTTGTCCGCGTCGTACTGCGCCGCGTGGTCGATCTGCGCCTGCGACCGTCCACGGCCCCGCGCGTAAGCGGCTTCTAGGCATTCGACGATCGATTGGACACTCGGGATGTTCCACCACGCGCCCTGGTAGGAGTCCCACCACGGCTGACCGCTCGTCAGCCAGCCCTCCGCTTGCATCTCCGGCTGACACGTGAAGTCATTCAGGATCGACACCGTGCCGCACGCCGCGGCCTCCAGAGTCGTCAGGCCGAAACCCTCGCCGTAGGTAGGCGCCAGCAGCACATCCGACGCTGTGTAGATCGCCGCCATGGCCTCGTTCGGGATCTGCCCCAGGTGGCTGGCCCACTGGTTCACGAACGCGTACTGGTGATTCCGCAGACCCAGCGACGCCATGAGCTCGCCGAACCGGACCCCGCCGTACATGCCGGCCTTCTCCGTGTGCAGGTACAGGCGGACGTCGTCGTGGGACTCGGCGAAGATCGAGAACGCGAGCAGGTTCTCCGCCCACGCCTTGCGGTGCACGCCGTTGCCCGACTTGTTCGCGTTGACGCACGACACCACGAACACGTCATCGTCGAAGCCCATCAGTTGGCGGCCCGTCGTCGGCTGCGTGCCGTTGTGCCACGTCGCCGTCGGCTTGTACGTCTTCGTGTCGATCGCCATCGGTACGTGCAGCGCGTCAACGCCCGCTGCCTGGATCTGCTCATGCGCGAACCGCGACGCCGCCAGCGGGGTCACGTTCGGCTTGCGCAGGAAGTCCATCACCGCCGGCGGTGCCGGTAGGTGGTCGATCATCGTCCAGATCGCGACCGGCATCCGGTCCCACGCGGGCGCGTCCAGCGGCCACGCGTCGTACAGTGCAACGACCAGCGGCTGGGAGTCTGGGTGCTGCCGCGACCAGTCGCGGAATGTCGGTTCGATGACGTCGTTCGAGTACCGGAAGTCCGCGCCCATCGGGTAGTGCGGGACACCCTCGTACACCATCTGCGTCGCCTGCAGCCCGTAGTTCGTGGCGACCGCGACGTGGTGCCCGTCCTCGATCAGCCGGGGGACGGCTTGCAACGTCTGCGTGCCGTATCCCGTCGGCGCCCAGATGGCGTTCGAGTACCACGTGATCGCGAGCGGGTTCGTTGTCTTCCCGGCCTTGTGGGCACGGCGACGCTCAGCACGGTTCATGCGCAGGGTCCAATCGCAGGAGGATGCAGGGATGTGTGACGTGCAGGGCGTGGGCGGGCCGCCCCTGCAAACGACCCGCCCACGCGTTCGGATGGATCAGGCAGTGCCACCGGCGAAGTACTTGATCGCCTCCGTCTGACCGACGAACGAGTCGACCCAGATCCGCGCCTTGAAGTAGACGAGGTCCGAGCCCCACCCGAGGCTGTCGTTCCGGTCGAGCGCGATCCCGTTCACCTGGCGGACCAGGAAGTAGGACCAGTCGCCGAACCAGATCGACTTCGCGTTGGTCGCAACCGCCGCGACGTCCGGGTTCTCGTACACCGGGTAGCCGTTGATCGTCGACGCCTCACCCACGCGCGGGTTCTGCACGAAGATGTACGACCCAGCCGAGTCCTTGATCTTGCGGACGACGCCCGTGGCCGTACGGCGCATCTGGTAGGCGGCCTTCGGGGACGACGCGTACTGCGAGTCCACGGAGGTCTCCAGGTCGACCAGATCCTCGTAGGTCGGCTTGCCGGACACACCGGTGCCGCCCGTGACGCCCGAGCCGCCCGCGATCAGACCCTCCGGCTGCACGGTGCCCGTGCCGAGGGTCAGCGCGTTGTTGACAGCCGTGCCGAGACCCATGACGAGCTTGCGCTCGAAGTAGTTCTCGATCGCGACGTCGTCACTGCGAAGCAGCTCGTCCGACGCGGCGATGTACGCGGTCTGCTTCCACGCACGGTGCGTCTTCTGCGTGAACGTCGGGGTCTGCACGCCATAGGCCGCAGCCTCCGCCGTCGCCGTGCCGCCGACCGCCGCGTTCTCGATCGGGTACGGGATGTCCCGCATGTGATCGGTCGTGGTGAGGTCGACGACGTCCGGGTTCAGCAGCGGCCCGATCGTCTTCAACTTCTCGATGATGCGACCGCCGAAGCCCTGGGGCACGGTAAAGCCACCATCGGTCGTGGTGCCCTTGGTGTTCGTGCGGGTCTCCAGGACGTACCCGCCGTCACGCCACTCGCCGCCACTGCCCTCGCGAAGCTCGCCGCGACCAAGGGCACGGATGATGTCCGCGACCTTCTCCACCGGCGCCCCGTCGCGCTGCTCCCGGGTCTCGGGCGCCTTGCCCCGAGCCTCGTCGAGCTCACGCTCGCGCTTCTCCTGCTCGAGGCGGCGGGCGATGTTGTCGCCACGCTCCACGAACTCCGCGTCCAGCGCGTCAAGCGCAGTCCGCTCCTCGACCGTGGGCGCGGTGCGGCCCTCGGCCTCCATCTTGTCGAGAATCGCACGCGTCGCGTGCGTGTTCTCCATCTGCTTGACCTGCAGATCGTCCAGGTAAGACATGGGTGTTCTCCTTGCGGTCGTTGTTGGGCGCAGGGGTGGTGTGGGTGTTGCGCGCCAGCGGCTCCGCACGGCGAACCGGTCACGTGGCTCCACGGATGACCGGAAGTAGTTGGGGTGTCAGATCAAGCGCAACGTGCGCTCACGCAGCGCGAGACGGGCGCGCAGCACGTACAGCTCTCCGCCTGTGTCGGGCTCGTCCGCCGGCTCCGTCTCGCGGGTCTCGTCCTCGATCGCCTCGAGGACCGCGGCGGCCTCGTCCGGGTCGCCAGAGCGTGAGCGCTGGATCGCCTCCGTCAGGATGTCGGCCTGCTCGTCGCTGACGTCGCCCGATCGCAGCGCGTCGATCGCGGCGGCGAGGTCGTCGCGGCTACGGCCCGACCGGGCCTCGAACATCGCCAGCGACCGTGCCGACACCGTGGACTGCGGGTACGCGGGGAAGGTCACGTCGGACGTCTCGTGCAGCCGGACCTCGTTGACGTAGCGCTCCGACCAGTCCTTGTTCCACTCATCCCCGCCCGTTGGAACGGAGAACCCGAACGACTGGCCGCGGACGTCGCCACGCTTGACGACGACGTAGTGGTCGTTCGCGTAGGTCGTGTCCGGCAGGACCTTCTCGTTCCACAGGCCACGCTCATCCGGCGTCAGCGTCAACGTGCCGACGCGAGTCGAGCCGATGACCTTCGACGAGTCATGGTTGATGAGACCCTTGATGTCGTTGCGGGACCGCAGCGTCTTGTCGAACGCGCCCGGCCGGATCTGCTCACGGAACCCTCCCAGGTCCAGCGACCAGACATTGAACCGCGACGCGTACCCCACCGTCCGCTTCTGGCCGTCATCGTCGACGGCACGCATCTCGGACTCATCCACCGCGATGTCGCGGTACTCGATCGTGGTCATGTCATGCCACCTTCGGATCTGCTTGACCAGGCTCGGTGGCCTGAAGTTGGACGGACGGCAGGCCTGTGTGCTCCATCGGCGGGAGTTCGAGCATCTCGAGGACGGCCGACGGCTGCCAGCCCGCGTACACGAACCGCTGCGCAGCAATCGACTTGCGCTCCAACACGATCGCGTCCGTGTCCTTCGCCGCGATCTGCGCCAACGGAACGCGAAGATCGTCGCCACCATCCAAGGGCGGCAGGTCCTCCAGCGCGCGCGCTTCGTTGTCGGTCATCACGCCGGCCTGCGTCAACGTCGAGTAGGCGGACGCGCGGTCCGCGAGCGCGGCACGCAGTAGGCCATCCACGCTGATCTTCACGAACTCGCCGCGCGGCAGCAGCCAGTTGATCCACGACTCCACCGCGACGATGTACGGCAGGTAGCAGTCCGTCACCAAGTCCTGTGCGTCCTGCTCACGCGACGCCCGCGCCTGCGTGCCGGGCCGCTGCGACTGGAGCTTGGTCGGTGTGATCCGGAACAGCCGCGCGACCTCCTCGACCGCGAACATGCGCGACTCCAGCATCTGCGCTTCGTCCGGATCGACGCCCGTCTTCTCGAACTTCGCGCCGCCCATGAGGACGCCGATCTCGTTCGACTTCTTCAGGCCCTTGTGCGCGGCCTCCCAGGAATCCTTGATCTGCTTCGCTGCATCCTTATCAGCGGACTGCTCCGACGTGATGATCCCCGACGTGATCGAACCGTTGCCGAAGAACCGCGCCGAGAAATCCTCCAGGGCCTTGGCTAGGCCGAGCGTCTCCCGTGCCTCGTCCACCTTTGATGTGCCCATGAGGCAGCCCGGGCGGATCATCTCCGTGTCGTAGATCATCTCCGACGACTCGACGCGGCCGAATGACGTCTGGAAGAACACCTTGCCCCGGTCGTCCCGGAGGCGCCGCACCGTCGCCGGGTCCAGCACCTTCAGTCCGATCGGCGAGTCAGCGGAGTTCCGCAGAACCCGTACACACGCACCGTGCGCCACCAGCTTCGAGATCAGCCACGTGCTGAGGAACTGCTGCCACGTCCCGCCGTCCGGGTCCGGGTTGCTCAACCACTGCGGCATCGGGACCTCTTGCCGCGTCCCGTTGACGTTCCGGTACACGTGTACCGGCAGCGACGAGATCGCATCCGAGATCAGGCGCACCGCCGCGTACACCGCGCCGACCTTCAGTGCCGTGTGCTGCGAGATCAGGACTCCCGACGACGTGCGCGTCGGAGCCTCGTCCCACCACTGGCCCCACACATCCGGACCCGTGACCGCCGACCGCTTCTCGTTCACGTCCGACAGCAGCCACCGGATCGGCTTCATGAAGGGAGACGCCATCTACGCACGCCTCCTCATCAGAAGAACAGCCCGATCTTGGGAACGATCTCGACCGGCTCTTGGTTGCACGCGCGTTCCAGGGCCATGACCCACGCCACCGCTAGGTCGATCCGTCGCGTGCTCGTCCGGGTTTCCTTCACCAGCCGCTCACCACGCGAGTCCGACTTCAGAACCGCGTTCGACACGTGCCGCGCCAACCGCGGGTCACCGTCATGCGACACCGCGCGCGTCTCGATCATCACCCGCAGCCGCTGCGTCGCCGGAGTCATGCGCTGCGGGGACTGTGGGAACTCCGTCACCGGCAGACCCTCAGCCGCCAGGACCTCCAGCGACCGCGCCCACAGGTGCGGGTCCGCCGTGATCTCCACGACCCGCCACCGTCGGCACATCGCCCGGATGTGGTCCTCGACGTCGGCGTAGTTCACCCGCCAGTCCGGGTTCGCCGGGTCCTTCTCCCACAACCCCGCGACCACCGAATGCGGATGCTCGGCGACCTCCACCGCCATCAACGCCGTCGAGTCACCCGAGAACGACCCGTCCAGCGCCAACACGACCGGTGTGCCATCGTCGATCGCCCGCGGGATCCGGCACTCGTCGAACGCCGCCTGCGGAACGAACGACCCCTGAATCGACACGGGCCGGTTGAACCAGTAGCGAATCCACTCCGCCGGCCGGGTCTGCGGATCGTCATAGGAGTCCGCAATCGACTCTAGGTCCATCCAGTCCGCCGCCGGCCCATACACCTCGGTCAACCCGGCGATGCGGTCCGCACGCCGGTCCGGGTCCCACTTCGCCGACGCCTGCTTGTGATCGAACACGAGCTTCGTCTGCGACTGCGTCCGGCCCTCAGCGATCGCCTGCGCGTAGGCGTGCGTGGCCTCCGCGACGGACTCCTCGCCCGGCGCGTACATGGTCGTCGTCTCCAACGCCCAGCCCGACGCGATCTTGCGCTTGAACAGGTTCCGGATGACCGTCTGGTGCAGCCGTCGAGCCTTCTCCAACGTCCACAGGTGCGTCTCATCGCAGACGACGAACGTCTCCTTGCCGCCATCCTTCGACGAGTCCTTCGCCGTCTCCGGCGTGATCGACCCGCCACCCGGCAACAGGATCCGTGACATGCCGACGTCGATGCGGCCGTAGTCCGCCAGCAGGTTCGGGTTGCACGTGTCAGGGTCGAGCATGTAGCAGATCGCGTCGTACGTGTTCCCAGCCTGACCCAGCTCCGTCGCGAAGCACGAAATCTCCGGACGCTTCACCGGCACGCCGACCGGCTCACCGACCGCGAACTCGTAACCCCACGGACTGACCTCACCCTTGACCGCGAGATGATCGAACCGCGCCGGCCCCAACGCCTCGAAGCACGCCACGAACGCCGCAAGCTCCGACTTCGCCCGGCCCTTCGGCCGCGAGATCGCCGCACGGCGAACCACCCGCAGACACGACTCCGCGATCAGCGCATAGCACTTGAGGATGAATGCGAAGAACTCGTGATCCAGCTCGACGCGTTGGCCCTCGACGTCACCCGGGCCATGCACCAGGTAGTGCTCGATCCACGACGCCGCCGAGCCACCGAGCCCGAAGTAGGCAGGCTTACGCGCCACCAGCCGCGGCCTTCATCGCCTGCGCACGACGCGCCGCGAACGAACCCGGCTCGGCCTTGTCGCTCGGGGCTGGCGTGGGCGACGGCGGAGGCACGATGACCTGCTCACGAAGCCGCTGACGGTCCTCCGGGGTCGCGCCGAACTTCGCCACCCGCAGCCGGAGCTCGTTCGCCTGCGATAGGTCCCCCCACCAGAACCGGCCGTGAATCACGGCCGTGTCGAGTAGGAAGTCCCAGTCGGTCTGCCCCCAGCCCTGGGCCTGCGGAGATCGGCGCCACGTGTCCCACCAGGCCAGCGTCTGGGCCGGCC